GTGCCCCAGCGTTTGTACTTCTCTTGAAAGAGACAAAGCGGAAACGATAGAGAATTTAGAACGCACCCCAAACTTGAGGGGCGATAGGTGCGAACAAACACGGCACAGTAAAGTACAACAGGAAACATAGGCAAAACCTGTAATAAATTATTGGTAGGTGGAAAATGGTGGGGAATAACATGGGGGTGTTACAAACCCGAAGGTAAAGAGTACAAAGGTTCCGAGGCAAGCATATAGGTAGTAAAGGCAAGATGAGGAACAGTATAAATACGGTGATACAAACCCGTAGGTAAAGAGTACAGTTTAGTTAAATTGGAGGGGGGTCTCCATGAGTGAATAGTCAGATTCAGGCAAGAGCGGGCAGGGTGAGGAGGGTGCGGTCAAGCGGGCCGTTACCAGAGCACTTGAATGTGAGCCGAAGAACGACGAAGAGTCCGTCATTGCCCTGAGATCCAGAGGGGACATGGCTGATGGCGTAGGCGAAGCGGGGCGCGGGGTTACCGGTGTTGAGCTTCTTGAGCTCAACGTCAAAACCGGAGAACTCGGTGATGCGCATTTCGGACTTGCCAACGGTCTGTGACATGGGCAACAGCAGAAGCTGCGGCGCGGCGAAGATCCGAGAGATAGTGGTCGTATCCTCAGAAATACATCCAGCGACAACATTACCAGAATCAGCAGGAAAAGAAGTAAAAATGGCATGGATTTGCATAAGGCGGACAGATTCATAGGGTCGAAATAGGTCGAGGGAGGAGACGGCAGAACGGAAATTGAGCACTCGAATCTTACCCATGGGTAGAGTTTCGGAGGTCGAAGCCACAATTTCAATAGATGGAGGAGAGGGGGGAGCAGGAGGGAGAACAATGGCGGAACCAGAAGAAGAAGAAGCAATTGGAGCGCTCGGAGTGGTAGCATCCTTAGACGTTGAAGCACGAGGAGCCATGCTAGACGAAACACTGGATGAGCAGGTCTTGGTCGGCTCGGTCCAGTGGGATGATATCGCGTTGAAGGATTTCGAATCCGTCGGATTCGATAACTAAAGAAATTGAACGAGGTCCAACAGTCAACTTAATCAGGTTGTCCTGACCAGTGGGGGTAATAATGCGGCAGGAGAATTCAAAAGCCAAAGGGAAAGTAGACAGTCTAATACGCGGGTGAAACGCGTAGGGCATATGTTAAGTATCAGAAAGGGGGAGACGGCCACATAGGGACGAGGGTCTATGTGGGTGGACTGTTCTTTTCAGCAGCAGAGGAGATGCCACCGGTGAGCGTGCAGTCTCTGCACAAGTTCCTTTGGCCGGAACTACGGGAAGTTCGTATAAGGGGGGTGACAGAGCCCTGTAACTTCGACGCACTGCGTAGCATAGGCGCAGTAGCTCATCTAATTAGGATGATCGGCTCACACAGGGTACTAACCTGGGGTGGTCAGCATGCTACCGGGCGCAAGTACCCATCACGAGTAGGGCACACCGAATAAACGGCATCGGATCCTAAACGCATACACTATCACTAGTGGGACAATCCCGGATCACTCAACGATATCGACGCCAAATTAATGGTAGCGAACACGAGGGGGCGCAACGAGGCAAGGAAGGTAAGTGTGAATAATTTTATCCTAGTTAGTCACAACTAGCATGATTGTCCAGCAATAACCCGGGATCTTTCAGCTGGATGTACACTCGGGGGTGTCAGGGAAAAGAGTGTGGGGGGAGGAATAAATTAATAAGGGGAGGATAGATAACGAGGTTTTGGGGTGACCGAAGTTGGAGGGATTTTGTAAAGACGGTGAGCATGAAGAGACAATTCCACGGCAGCAGCAATATACTCGTCCATCTCGGTGGGGTCAGCGATAGCGAAATGTAGAGCCTCGTCAAAGGAGCGCCAAGTGTCAGGGGAATTGACACCGTCGCCCCAGAGGATCTGACCACGATGAAGGAGGGTGCGAGAGTCAACATGCAGACGCGGACCACCGTACATGTAACCGCAGAACTCGCCGGTTTCAGCACGAGTAACCTTCTCAACGAAAGAAAAGTCAAAGTGAGATGGTGGAGTGAAGTCGGGTGTGCCACAGAGGATGGAATCGTCTCCACTGAAGGCACAGGGAATTGGTGAGGGGCCAGTGGGTTCGGGGGTCGGCAGGTCGAAACACACACCGGTCAGCATCATGTTACCTATGGTGTTAGCGAGCCAAGTGTATCGATCCCCTGAGAACTGCATGACAGGGAGGGGACCAAAGAAAGATCGAGCGGTGTTACGGTCAGCAGCAAAGCGTTCGGCTACGTCAGGAGGCATTCCATAGGATAGGAAAACCTTCTTGTAAGCCTGGGTGAACGACGCGTCGACGCCAGTGTCCCAACCAGTATAATCAGTGTAAGTGACTTTACGGGTCGGGATCCAATGACGAGAGTACCAATTAGCCATATGAACGGGGGATGCGCGGGAATGGAGATAAACGCCTGAGCGCAAATGGGCTTTCAGACATAACTCAACATAAGTGGCCCACATCGTGTCATCGAACAGACGCGAATGAGGCATATTGGTAACCATCTGCATCTTCTTAGCCTTAGCAGACCGAACAGGGAGTTTCTTAACACGCTGCGCCTTAGCGAACACCTCAACCCAGTCACGCGGAGTGTCCACAGAGGCGGCGTCAATATTAGCTCGAATCGTAGCCTGAGTCTTACCAGACGTCCATGAGCGGAGATGGGTCAACTGCGCCTCGTGGAGAAGGACGGGGTTGAGACCACCTGTACCACGGCGGCAAAACTTATCGAAACCAGCCAGGAGCTTGTGGCTCTGCGGAATGATATGGTGTGGGGGGCGGGCCTTGGCTTTACCAAAGCGCTCATCAATCGACCACTTGACAGAGGGTTGATCGCGGGCGGTATGGTGAAGACCAAGAGAGGAGCCATTCACTTTGACTTGCTTAGTGCGGCCAACGCCGGGCACTTGTCGCTCCCGCTCATCCAAATTTTGGACAGGAGGGACGAAAGTAACAGGATCAGCGTTGCGCGTAGGCGGAAGGGGGGGAAGTTCCAAAGGAGCGTGGGGCGTAGCGTTTATGACAGTCTCGTTGGTGACGAGGGCTCGGTGCTGCAGAACCTCCTGTACAAACTCACGTCGGTGAGCATGGACTGGGGGTAAAACACGTTCCTGATGGGCATGCCGCAGTTGTCGGTCATGCATGCTCAGATCGGAAAGAGCAGTGCGTTCCAAAAACATTGGCACGAGCGGGTAATTAGTCGGGGAACCGTACTCGGGACGTCGGTAAGGCTGAACACCTGCCACAGTGGGGGGGTCAACAGGCAAACCCAAAGCCTGAGCCGCAGGGAGTGAAAGCTTGCTGGCCATATGATGTTGGACAGCACGAGCGATTAAACGGTCGGGATCCTGAGCAGGGGTAATGCAAGAGCGCTGCGTGTGTGAGGAAACGGCTAGGATGGCCGACACGATTATAGAGGCACCATAGGTCTCCTCAACCATCGTAGGTATGTTGTTACCCTGAATATTGTTGGCGGGGAGAACTAAGAACACGTTGCCCCGAGCACGGGTGAGCGCCATGTACATCAAAGAGTCAGATATATGGGCGCTCAGACCGCCGAGGTCAATGGCCACGTCGCCATCGATAGTCGTACCCTGAGCAGAGACAATCTCGAGGGCGCGGCGATTGCCCATGCTGACAACCTGAGCAAAGCGAGGGCTAGCCACAAGGAAGGGGATGTCTTTAGGAGCCTTAGAAACAATATGGATGTAACCGTGGTTGACCTCGGCCCCGGGGGCAAGGAGACGGGGTATACCGAGGAGTTCGGAAACTTCCAAAGCCAATCGCCTAGTCGCGAAGCCATAAGTCGTGGACTTAGAGGCGAGCCACGAGAGAGTAGACTGGTCCAAACGGGTGATAGAATTGGAATCGGGGTAAGGGAGAGCAGCCTGAAGTGAGTCAAAAGTGCAGACGACGCGGGTCACGGCCGGATTGAAGTGAACGAACAAAGGAATGAACCACGGCACCAAAAGGCCAGCGTCGTCAAAGATCATGGTACCGCTAGAATTCTGAAATAGCGGGACCCAACCAGTGGCAACAGACCTCTCATTGAAGGCTGCGCCCCAAAGGGGTCGGAAGTCGCGGATCAACTCACCGCGCTGAGCATTGTACCAGGTGTGCATTCGGACCTCGCCGTCAGCTAACCAAGCGGGAAATTGGTTTTGCAACTCGCGAGTCTTACCGATACCAGCGGCACCGTGGAGCAAGACAAGTTCGACGGGAGTAGTGCGAATGTTCTTAGACGCGACACGAAGAACACTAGTAGCCATGGTATCATTGATCTCACGAGCGCGCATAACGGAAGGATCCTGCTTAAGATCTCGAGCAAGATTCTGAGCACCGTCATGTTCAATGGGGGAAACGTTCCATTGTTGAACCTCAACAGTGATAGGTGTAGGCGCGAGAGGGACAAAAGGAGCCAAACCGACCGTCATGCCCATACCAGAAGCGACCGAAGCCCAATTGGGAGAGATGGACATCAGCCTAAACCAAACCTGTTGCCATCCCTGGGGGATCTGGGAATTAGGACCAATCTGGGCCAAGGTGAAACGGCGCGAATTGAGAGCGATGTTATTGGCAGCCTGAATGGGTGGAATGTTAACACGAGCCATAGCCTGAGGATGGCCAGAAGCGAGGTGTAAACCGCCACCAGCAGCAAACAAGTGGCCCTGGTGAGCGGGCCAGCCTTGAGTGCCAACGCGCGTCATAAGAGCGTTGTGAGCAGCATCTCGGAGGTATTGGCCAGGGTTCAACTCCACAGAGTGGAAAATCTCATAGCTAAAGGGGTAGAACGCCAAAACCCGGTTGAGGGTAATGTAAGGAACCGGCCCATCAATGAATTGAGCACGATCATTGGGAGGTAGGGAGGCGAGGAATATAGCCATCAGGGTGAGAGGAGCAACACCAAGGGCGGTGCCAACGAAATCCCAGATGCAGATAAGGGCCGGGTCAACATTCACGAGCAAAGCCGCGGGAACAGGCAAGGCTCGAGCAATAGCGACGAACTGGTGGTAGGTCAGCTGGTCAACAGGGACAAGGTATCCAGCGAAGGGGTCAG